TCATCTTTTGTAGGTTTTGCTGTTTGCCTAGCTGTTTCTCTTAAATAATCAACTACAGCATTATTTTCTTCGTGTAATTTGTACTCAAATTCTTCTATATTGCCAGTTTTAAAGTAATTACATTCCATACACTGTGGTCTGCAATTAGCTTCTAGCCATCTTGTACCTAAATTAGACCTACCCATAAAATGACCACATTGTATTTCGGTAATTGTATGTTTTTTACCGCAAGTATAACATTCAACAATACCAGTTTTATCCGCATATCTATTTCTAATGTATTGACTAAACACATGGTCAAGGTCTTGGACAAGATTTTGAAAACTTTCTGTATCATCTTCAAATTCTTCTAATCTTTTTTGCGTAGAATGTACGGTAGCACATTGTTTACACATTTTCTTTGAAAACCAATAATCAATATTGCCACAATTAACACAACGTTTTTTCTTAGTTATTATTGTACTATTATATGTCATTATTATCTTTATTTAAAGGTGCATTTTTAAATTCGTAAATTAACCAAATCCATAAAACACAAAAAATTATAATTACTATTTTCATTTGGCTTTGTTTTTATTTCTTTCTTGGTTTTTAATTATTGGTTTATCTAATTTTTCTTGACCTTTTTTACTAATATATAACATCTGGATATCAAAGTAAAAATCTTCTTTATCATCTTTAGTTAAGTCAGGATGATTTTTAATCCTGTGCATTATTTCATCTTCTGTTATCCATCTTTCCATAAGTTATTTGTTTTGGTTATTGTTATTCATTTTATTCCATACGAAATCTTCCATTAATTCTCTTTGCTTTTTAAGATATTCTTCACTTGGTTGATATTCTTTTTTAGGCTCTTGGTTATAAGTTTGGTTGTAGTATTTAAAAGATAAAGAAACAGGATTGTCATCAATGCCTGATAATTGACCTTCAGTATATGCCTTTAATATTTGGTTTTCTTCTTTTTTAAGGTTATTAATTAAAATATCTTTAAACCAATTTAATTCTTGTTTCATCATTGTAACTTCAAATCCTTTTAATCCATCAAACTCATTTAATCTTTTTTGTACCAAATTTAATACATCTTGCATTGCTGTTTTCATAGGTTATTTGTTTTGGTTATAGTTTTTCTATTTCTTGTTTAACTTCTTGCCAAAATGATATACTTGTAACATTTGTTCCATCAAAATAGTATCCATTATTGTTTTCAAGTTTTAATATCTCATCTACTGCTATTAATGCACATTCTTTAGCTGATTCGTGTTCTAACATACCATATAAATAAGTATCTCCAGATGGATTTAAAAACTTATTGTATAATTCAATTGCTTTTTCTTTTGGTGTCATAGTAATAATTTTATCAAAGATAATTAATTTAATTAAACCACAAAATAATTTTAAAAAAAAGTTAAAAATATTTGGGAATATAAAAAATAAGACTATTTTTGTTCCTCAATAATTAAAAACAAATTTATGGAAATTAAAACTGAATTAAGACTCCACGAGAGAATTAAAGAGGCTTTAGATGGGCGTACACAAAGGTGGTTATCACTTAATGCCAAGATACCAGAATCGGAATTATCACGAAAAATGCAGGGTAAATTATTATTTACCGATGCAGAAATAACTCGTATTAACGAGGCGTTGAAAACCGATTTTATTAACGATTAAATAAATTCTAATGGCTCGCCCAATAAAGAATTACTGTGATTATTTTCCTCACGATAGAGATATGCGAAACCATAGAAAGGTTAAAGCTATTCGTACCAAATTTGGGGTTATTGGCTATGCAATATGGTCTATGACTTTAGAATATTTAACAGGCATTGATGGTAATGTTTTGGAATATTCAGATGTAGAATTTGAATTAATGGCTGGTGATTTTGGAGTTTCTGCCACAGAAATACGGGACGTACTGGATTACTGCATCAAGTTGGAGATGTTATTCCTAAATAATGGCTTTATTAACTCAGAATCGCTTGATGAAAGACTAGTTCCTGTTTACGAAAAGAGAGGTCGCAGTAAGAGTAATAGTAGGAAACAACAACGTGTGAACGGTAAATTTGTTATCAGTAATACCGTAAGTGACGGAGTTTCTGTGGCAGAAAAACCGCAAAGTAAAGTAAATAAAAGTAAAGTAAAAGAAACTAAACCAAATATAGAGGAGTTTTTGTCCTTTTGCAAGGAGGATATGGTAAAGAACAATATGAATTTTAATTTGTATGAGTACTCGCTAAAATCAAAATATGAATCTTGGGTAGAAAATGGTTGGAAAGACGGGTTTAATAAAACAATACTAAACTGGAAAGCTAAAATAAGGAACACAATACCCCATTTAAGCCCGATTAAGCCATCTTCTCAGCAAAATGGTAATAAGTATCAAGAAGAGGTTGACCTAGCTGTAAACGCCTATAAATCGCAAATACAATGATAACAATTTTTAAAAACATTTTTTCTAAGGAGCCAAATTACATTTCTGTTGAAGCTGCTTTAAAAAGAATACAAGAGGGGAAAAGTAAAAAAACAGTAGAAGAAATCCGAAATACACTCGATAAGGAAAAAGCTAACAAGATTAAACTTAACCTTCCATCGGTCTGTTTTAGTGGTGAATTTGGAGCAGATAGAACTGATGCCCAATTATTAAAGCATAGCGGGTATATAGTATTAGATTTTGATAATATATTTGAGCTTAGAGAAAAGCAAAATGAAATCATATCAAATCCATTTATTTATGCTTGTTGGGTTAGCCCGTCAGGTAATGGGTTGAAAGCCTTGGTAAAAATAGCAAGTGGGTCAAAGCACAGAGAGCATTTTCAAGCATTACAAGAAGTTTTTCCAGAAATTGATAGAAGTGGAATTAATGTAAGTAGAGTTTGCTATGAGAGTTACGATACTGAAATTTACATAAACGAAAAAGCTGAAATATTTAAAAAAACTAAGAAAACTGAAAAAGTAATTTCTTATGAAAAAAACGAAGACGAGCATAAAATATTTAAAAATATTCTTACTTGGCTTTCAAATAAAAACGAGGCTTTTGTAACAGGAGAAAGAAATAATTTTATTTTTAAATTAGCATCAGCTTGTTGTCGTTTTGGTATTAATGAAACTGCAGCAAATTCTATGATACATATGGAATTTATTACTAATTCAGAGTTTACAAAAAGTGAAGCAGATAGAGCAATACGCTCTGCATACAAAGCAAATACCGGAAATTTTGGTAGCGCATCTTTTGATAAAGAAATTTTGGTAGATAAGGTTTCAAGAAAAGAAGTGGTCGTAGAAAAGGCGGTATTTGATGAAGGTATAAAACTAAAAGATGTTATATACGGAATTGATGTAAAACAGCAGGCTTTAGACATATTTGAAAATGGATATAAAGAGGTTAACGGAATTAATGTTCAAGAAATAGATGACCGATTTAAGCCAAAAAAGGGAGAGATTACAGTGTTAACGGGAATTGGCAATTATGGTAAATCTTCATTTAAAAAGTGGTACCAAGCTATGCGTATTTTACTTTATGGAGAAAAATTTGCTACATTTTCACCAGAGGATAACCCTCCAGAAGAATATTACCACGATTTTGTAGAAATATTATTAGGATGTGATTGTACGCCAAGTAATCCTAATAGACCTAGTAGACAAATTTATGAATACACATATGATTGGGTATGTAAACATATATTTTATGTTTATCCTAAAGATGTTTCACCAACGCCTCAGTATATTATGGAAGTATTCTTACAAATAATTATTAAAGAAAATGTTGATGGTGTTGATATTGACCCATTTAATCAATTAGCAAATAATTATAACAACTTTGCCGGTAGGGATAAATATCTTGAATGGGTGCTTTCTTTATTTTCTCGTTTTGCTCAAATAAATAATGTTTATTTTTGGATAATTGCGCATCCTAAATTAATGGTAAAAAATACTACAGGAAATTATCCATGTCCAGATGTATTTGATATTGCTGATGGAGCTTTATGGAATAATAAACTTGATAATATATTAGTTTATCATAGACCTTTTGCTCAAACAGAGCCTAGTAATCCATTATGTGAATTTCATAGTAAAAAAATTAGAAGGCAAAAGATTGTAGGTAAAAAAGGGTTTTCTGTTTTTGAAATGTTATTTAAAACTAGAAGATTTTTCTTTAATGGTTCAGACCCATTACAAAAGATTTTAAACGAAAAAAATATAACTTTTAAGACAGAGTCAACTAAAGAGTTACAACAAGGGTGGGTTCCATTTAGTAATGAAAATGAAGATTTATTTTAATAATTAAAAACAAAACACAATGATTAGAATTTCAGTAATCGGAAGATTAGGACAAGATGCTATAGTAAACAATGTAAATGGTAAAACAGTGATTAATTTTTCAATGGCTTACAGCGAAAAGTTTAAAAACCAACAAGGTGAAGATGTTGATAAAACAACATGGGTTTCTTGTGCTTACTGGACCGACAAAACCAATGTAGCAAACTACTTAAAAAAAGGTACTTTGATTTACATGGAAGGAAAACCAGAAGCCAAAACATATCTTAATGATAAAACAAAAGAAACAGTGGCTCAACTTCATGCTAGAGTTACAAGTTTGCAATTATTATCAAGTAATAAA